TTTGCAGTAGGCTTGTTATTGTTGTTATTAACTGGTTGTAGGTCATGAAATAAAACTTTTTGAATTAATGCTTTTTTATAAGCCATAAATTTATCTTATTGTGAATGAAAATACTTCGCCAGCTTGCGTTACATCTCCGGTTGATAATGTAACTACACTATTAACAATTTGCAAGTACATTGGGTTTGCAGTTGGTAAGTTAGTAATTCCCTTAACTAGTCCTGACCTAGTTGCAATCAATACCACTTTATTAGATAATCCACCAACTGAAAAGCTATTATCTCCGGCTGCCGGTGTATGGTAAATAGTTGTAGCGCCATCGGTAGTTGCATTGTTTGAAAATACTCTTACTCCATCAACTACATTACCTAAATAAATAGGACTTGTATATGCTTTTAATTCGGGGAAAATAACATCCAATCCAGTTGCAGGATTAAAGTATTGAGAATATAATAAATAATTTTCCCTTAAATAATTAATTAATCTTTGCTTGTAAAATTCAGCAGTCTTTTTATATTCATTTCCTATCAATTCTAAATCCGCCCTACTTGGTGCGTTGCTTTCCTCACTTGTTTTCTGCAATATCCCTTTACTAAAAAACTGATAACCCAATCCAAAGGGTAATAAACTCATCGTATACCATACAAGGCAATCGGTTATATAATTATCTAGCAAAACTTTTTCTAAATTAGATAAATTGTCCGCTTCTACACCTGACTGTAAACGAAGATATAAGGTTGAACCTAATGCAGGTTGCAAATATAAATCCTGCGCTACCTTAATATGTGGCTTTAATTGTTTGCCATCAATAGCGTCACTTATTCCAGTTCTGCTTTTAATTAAATTCTCCGATATGAATAATATATTTGCGCTCATTTATTTCTTTTTTTGAATTATTAAAGCCTTCCATTCATGCCGGCATTGTGTATCTATTACTCCATCATTATTCCAAAATCCACCAACTCTATCAAATACCGAATAACCAAGCGCCATACTCATTTGCTCAATCCTTGCCCTTGACCATAATTTAGTTGTTGCAAGTTCCATCATTTTAACACAAAATATACGTGATGGATGCGCTGGTGTATTTCTTTCTGAACTTGGTACAATGCTTCTCCATGCGTAAGTATAACCAATTTGCAAAACCAATGGACTAGGTTTAGGTACATCTGCTTTAATGCTTGTCCTTGTTCTTTCTATGATAGTATCTTGACCAACCTTTACTTCTTTAACATCAATAATCTTATTATCAATTAAACTTTTTAAGGTTGCATCAATGACCTTTATATCCTGTTTTAAGACCTGTGAAAGTACTTCGCTAGTGATTCTCTTATCCTTGTTAAGATAGCCCAAAATATCAGCCTCTAATTGGCTCAATTGCTTATTCTCTGCAAAGTGATTAAAGGTATTTGCTGGCTTTTCACTTAATACTTCATAATCGCTTAAATCATCACTAAACTTTTCAAACATTTCTACCAACTCCATTTCGTTGTCATCGCTTGAAAATGTTGCAGGGTCAGCGTCCAAACCTAGAAAAGTATTTACATCAGAATCAGTAAAAGCAAATCCATTCTTTAACATCAATGCAGCTTGTTCCTTTGTTAGCTTACCATTTGTAAACTGTCTAACAATACGCATTACATTTTGGTATTGTCTACCTGTTAAATTTTTAATACTATCATTTGCAGCTGTAATAGGCTGCTCGGTAGGATTACTTAAAGGATTTAAAGTAGGATTAACAATAACCTCCGAAGCTAAACCTAGTTTCTCCCTTATTTCATCTCTAGTCATATTAGCAGCCATAACGCTTTCGCTAAATTCAAAACTTAATGGTTCAACTGGTATTAATTCATAATCTCCCTCAATACCTACATAATCAAACAATTGGTTAAATACTTCCTCAATCGCTTGCTGCCTTTCGTTTACGTATGTATTAGCAAATATTTTATAAGCGTCTCTTATTTCCGTTGAACCGCCCAACTGCCCTTCGGTTTTTATCCCGAATAAACTAGGCGAAGTAACCTGATGGCAGGCGAATATTTCTTGTTGAATTAAATTATTTACATTGGTAAAATCTTCCTTTGTTAACATAGTAGAAGATAATGGCAATATTTCAGCACTATTATCTTTTGATTTGTTAAACATTATCACAACCCTATCACCCTCGCTTCCTGTAAACTTCTTTTTTATTCCACGTTCAACTGCTTCCTTTGCTTCCTCCGCTGGTTCCCCTCCATTTAAGTTAATTAAAGTTGTAGCTACAAAACCGTCTTTTGCATTTCCTAAAATATGCCGGCTAACTTGTACATCACTTTCAATGTAATTTAATCCTTGAAAGTAGTTAGGCAGCGGATAGATGTCTGATTTAGGATTGTATTGTTTAACAAATAATATTTGACTTGCTACTGGGTCGTTAATATTAAAAGCAGGATAGTATCTCGGCTTTTCTTTATTATCTGACCAATCATTTTTAACTTGAAATTCATTTTGCTCTTTATTCGTTCTAACCTTGTGATATTCAAGATGGTATACATCTTTAATCTCGCCTAATAAATTATAAATTATTTGTAAATAATAACCTCCAAAAAGTTCATCATCTAATATACATTTTTTAGTAATTTGATTCCAGCTTTCACCCTTTACATTTGCCTTTTGTTCTATGCCATCCCAACCCTGACCAAAAATATAATTCGTTTTACTTTTGATGATAGCACCATGTTTAGGACTTTCATTGTACAAGCCTATAAGGTAATCAGGGTAATTGTTATTTAAACCAAATTCAACATATCCTTTGCCTTTCTTTTCCTCAAATTTAGGTTGCTCCGCTTGTGCGAATTTAACCGTAATAATATTTTTATAATTATTCTCCATAAGTAACGAAATTATTATTTTGTTCTTCGTATTTTGTTGGTTCAAATGCAGTTGCTGGATTAAGATACATAAAACCTTCCTCAACTATTAACCCTGCTACTGTAAAATCAGTTACTAATACTTTTTGATGTATAGTATAACTCCAAAAACCTTCCTCCTTTAAATCAAAAAAGTTGTTAACCGTAAATGCAAATTTATCATATCTGCCAGTTATACTTTGATTTGTAGCCATTAACTTAACCACATCAAGCGTTATCCTGTGGATAAACACAAATAAAAAAAATGGGTTGTCGATGGTAGCCTTTTCAGTACCAGTAAAGTAAATTGTTTCGGTAAGTCCTTTCGTTAAATTTATCATAAGAAAAAACCCCGACTTTCATCGGTCGGGGCATAAATTAATAAATTAAGAATTGTTATCCTGCGGTAGTCAAAGCCAAACCTAGTGCGTTTGTAACTTCAAAGAAATCTTCTCTTTCACTAGCTTCAAATTTCAACACATATCCTTGTGCATCAGCAGCAGCAGCGCCACTTGTGCCAGTGCTTGCAGCTAAATACATTCCGAATTGTTTACCGTACATCCTATAAGTGCCATCCTTATCAAGGGTAACTGCTATAACTTTATTTTTACTTAAAGTAGTTATGATATTCCTAGTAGTGGCATCTCTCTTATTGATAGGGAAATCTAAAGTCTGCTCAAAAAACAAAGTACCATTTTCGATTGAACCAGTTGGATTGCTTGAAGCAACTGCACTTGATTTTGTAGGTATCTCGAATTTATAAAACTTTTTGCCAGCTACTTTTGTAATTCCTGTAACGATACCACTAGCATCAAGTATTGTTACATTTCCAAATTCTGCGAAATATACTGCATCAATTCCGCCTACTGAATCCCGACAGTCTATTGTATATCCGCTTACGATTGCACAAGCCATATTGATAAATATTAAATAGGGCGATATTTGACTACCGCCCTATGTTAGAAAATTTAGATTGCAGCGATGAAAGAAGTTACTTCGTTTGTGAAGGCAACGTTTACTCCCATCTTAAATTCTACTCTATAACGTACATCGTTATTGTCCTCGCTATACCACATTTTGTATGAACCTTCCTCATCGACCAAATCAACTGCTAAAGCCATGTTAGAAAGACTGATTGCGTAAGCATCACCAGTTCCGTTCAAACCATTTACGCTAATCACTTCAACGTTAGTTGCAGGTAAGATAAATGAAGCGGCTTGACTGTCTTGTGGATTGTAAGAGAACATATTTTTTTCTCTGTAAGCAAGAATCAATAAACGATACCAATCATTACCAACGAAAATTTTCACATCACCTTTGCTCAAAACTTGAACAGGGATTGCTTTGTAAATACCTTCAGTACAAGCGATAACGTTTGAAGCGGTTACGGTAACTACTGGAGAACCAGTAATGCCGGTGTAACCTGATACGTTTGCAAGTACTGGAGAACCAGCAGCAATTAATTTTTGTAATCCGTCAAATTTGTTGGTATTAGCGGTAGCGCCAGTTGCGTCTCCCTGCCATATTGCAGTTTCAAGTTGAGAAGCGATACGGATATTCTTTTTATCGAAGTATGCTTTTTGGAAATCTGCATTACCAAAGTCCTCGTAAGTACTGCCGGCTTTGAGCGCTTCTTGTGTAAAGTACGCCTCTAAATCCTTCGGGCAAATTTTTTCTTCTACTTTAATTTTACCTACTGTGATAGTACGTTGAGAAAAGGTAGTTGTACCACTCGCATCGAATGAGCAAGACTGTGCAGCAAATACCGCATCGGTTTCCATCAAAGGAATTGCAACAGAACTTTTCACATTTGGTATAACGATACCACTTGCAAGAATTAACTGTTGTGTTTTTGCGTCAAATACAGCACTGGTTAGAAGTGGTTTAACAAGTTGTTTTGTGTATGCGGATAATCCGCTAAAAGCTAATGCCATGATTTTTTTTTATGTTTAATTTAATTAAATAAAATATTAAGATTCTTTTTTTCTACTTCTTCTTTAAAAGCGTTTGATGTTCTTACTGAACTATCAGGTGCTTGTACTGGTGCTTCCACAAGTAAAGTTGATAATTTCAAAAGTTCATCGATTACTTTATTTGCTTTTTTCATTTTAACTTCATAATCAGCAAAACGTTGTTCGTAGGCTGAAAACTTAATTTCATAATTAGCAAACTTTTCTGATGTCAATGTTTCAAAAGCAGCAAACTTTGTTCCCATATCTTCAACGATAGGTTCTCCAATTGGCTCTACTGGTTCAACTCCTGTACCTAATTCGATTGCAGTAATAACACCGTTATCACCGATAGTCATTTTTGTACCATCTGCTAATTCAGCTTCTCCCGGCAATGCAGCACTACCATCTATCATAACAATACCGCCAACTTCAAGAACGTCAATCATAACTTTTCCGCCATCTTTTAGTTCGTATTCTTTTGGTTCTACCATTGGGGCAGCCATAACTTCAGGTGCAGCTAATTCGTTAAAATATTGCTTTACTTTTTGTAATATTTCTTTTGCTTCCATAATACTATTATATTGATTTTTAAAAACTGTTTAAAATTTCTCTTAATTCTGCTAATTGTTTTTCATCTTCTGACATTTGTTTTTGTGGTGCTTCGTAATCAAACATCCCCTCGACGCTAAATCCCTTTACTTCACCTGACTTTACTAATTCCCAAACTTTAGGATTTTCAACATAGAAACTACCAAACCAAGTTCCATCCGGCAAGTCTTTAAATGCCTCCATCGGTTTAATACCCCTCTTTGAATCACTTATAAAACTTTCAAACATTGTTACCCCTTCAACTTGCATATCTGCTTCGTGCATAAGGTTAACGTTTTTTTGGTATCCCTTCTTGCTAAACTTAATTGCAATCTGCTTAATAGTATCAACCGAAAACTTTACATAGTGCTCGCCAAACTGTTCTGAATTTCTGTAAATCAATTGTTGTGGAATCATTAATGCGCCTGTGATAATGTGTTCGCTTTCAGATTGCACCGCAAAAGCTAAAGGTTTTTTGAAATGTTCCTCCCACAAACTGTTACAAATTGCAACGGCTTGTTCGGTTTCTTTGCCTTCGTTAATTACATAGCTTATGCAACGGGGCAAAAATTCATCCTTTT